TTCAGAGTGACTAGCCTCCTCAGGATAACAAGCTTGTGGCAATGAAAGGTACAAAACCTATCTCCCCTCGTAAGGGGAGTATAGGAAAATTTCCCTAACACTCAAGCTAGTTGCCCTTACGAGGCATATGGACTTACCGGAATCTCTTCATCAACGCACCCTATCTCCTTGAACCCGAAGGTAAAGAGTTTGTGCGTTTTAAAAGCATTCTTTTGTATAGTAAGCAAGACGGCCACACCGTCTAATTTCGTTTTACAACGTTCCCACGTTGCTCTGGAATTGTTTTGACTTTTCCAAAGTTAAAGTTTTAAGTCTTCTAAGACTGGGACATTATTTCTCCTCCCACAGGATAGTTGTCAACTAGGCGTACCACTATGGTAACTTTGACGCCTTCAGGCCCCCTAAGGGCCCGTATTCGTACTCCAGATCGCAGAATCAACATAGCTGTAAAGACGTGGCACACCCGTGAAAAACACAGGATTAAAATCCACACCAGCAGCCCAGTAAACATCAACATATGGTGCTCGCGAAGTCATGCCAGCCTGTGGCTGATCGAAAGTGGCATCCAATCGCCACCCATCATACACAATGTCGAGAAAGTCTTCATTGCGCTGATTCACAGCAGCCGGCATGAAACGAGTCTTACAGTACTGAGGGACAACAGCTGACATTGCCATCTGTGTTTTCCCATTAGTGACTGTCATCCCGCGCTGACCTTCGGCTGACAAGATGTAACCTTGAGAATTCTCGGTAACAGCATCTTGTGTAATCTCCTGAGCACCATATTGCATCGTCATAATCTTGAAATCAACATTCCGAACGGTACCAGTGACGGCAGATCGCGCTTCCCAATACGAAAAAGGGTTGCGAACAATATCAATAGACCAAATGTGCGGAATGTCATAGGTTCCAGTGATGTTCGTGTGAACAACAACTGATCCACGGTACCCAGCAAACGCATGCAACACCCAGTTGATAGGATGTGACTTACAGTAGTTGCAGGGCTTGGCACCCGACCCCACCACAGCCGTTCCAAAGTTGTAAGACGCTGTTGTCTGAAAACCTCGAATAGGCGGAAGTCGATCGTACAAGTTCATCGTCCGATACTGACCTGCACCATAAGATATGTACTCTGAATAGATACCCAGATGCTGCGTTATCGAGTGAGATGCTCGATGCAGCAGTGTTCGCAGTGATCCAACTCTCTCCCCAACTGTGATTTCGGGGATTCGATCGGAGTAGGAAACCTGTGTTTGATCAAATAGCGCAACGTCCGTAGCAACCGCACCTCCAGCAACCTCAGCTGATTGAATTGCTGTTTGTGTCTCATATTCAGGCAAAGTCGCAGGAACTGCAAACTCCATATCATCCAAAGCCTCTGCAAAAACTTCAATGAAAACTGATGCCGATGCTGTAGGCCCAGTTAAGGGATTCAGCACACCAATCACAAAATAGCCATTCGCACTGCCAAGAGCGGCAGTAGGAGCTGTAGGAGTCAAACAGACACCAGGCAAACACCGCAACCAAGGTGAACAAGCCTTGTATGGTATATCTATGGAAAACTCCTGGTCCGGAGAGGACAAATCAAAAATCTTACTGAAAACAGCAGTCTCAACGCCAAGAGTGGCCAATGTACCATTTGGATCCCAGCTCACGATGAGCCGACCCTTATGATAGGCAGTTCGCGGTACACGAAATGTATAGCGCATTCCTCCTCGCCAGTACGAAAACATCTGACTCGCCCACCCTGAAGGTGTATAGTAGACATAAACTTGACTGGTCCCAGCGGAGCTACGCCGGATGCATGGTGTCACCTCCCCATGCTGGAGGATTGTATTTGCGCCTGTCGATGATGCCCAAGTTAGGATCTTCACTAAACTTGGGATCTTCGCCAGTTTCTGGATAATGAGGGGATCTTCACCTACATCACCAGCAACACGATTGTCAACGGTCACTTCATTCGCCGGATCAAGTGCCAGCTTATCAATCGGGACACGGGTCTCGGTGTTTGCAAAGGAATGAAATACTTTATTCTGGACCGGGTTCACATCTGCCGTAATGGGGGCATTTGAATAACCAAAAATCTTTGCAATACTAGAGACCGCAGAGGCACCAACATTGATTGCTTTCGCATAAGCACCCACAGATGAATCACCTGTGAATTTCTTTGCGAATGACGCAACTGCACTCGCGGGTCCGGAGATAACTCCGGACTGCAGCAGCGTAGCAACTGTTGGACCTGAAATCTCAACATCGCACGCCTCAGCGTATGTCGACACTGTAATTCCTGTGCCCGTAGCACCATTTGCTGACTGTAACTGGCAGAACACATTGTATTGCAACTTTCCCATCTGGTGGAAACTTGTTGCACGATGCGTATCTAGCCAAGTATGAGGCCACAAGAACGGAAGAGTTAACTCCGCACTTGATGTGACCTGAGGTTCCAAATACACTCCAGGAGTTTGTGATAATGGAACAACATCTTCAGTCGAGAGAGGATCAAACTTTCCCGAACTGAGAGGATCATATGCGACTCGCATCACACCGTAATAAAACGGGGACGCATTGAATCGAAATGTCAACTTCATGTTGCAGTGCAAGCGCGAAAAATTCGCAAGCTTGCTCTTGATATATGCATTGTTGAAGTACAGATACCAAGGATCGATGTAATGGGGCGAAAACGAAAAAACATCTGTCTCGGACCAAGTGAACTGATCAATAAGCACAGGTCGTTCTAAGAACTTCCCAAGCGTAGCGATCTCATCGGTATGTTCGCTATAAGTTGGCTCGAAGTCAGACTTCAAACCACCAGTAGCAGGAACACCGGCTTCTTCAAACTGGACCGTCTCTTGTTGGACAATTGTAGAGGACTTTTCTTCGCCTAAAACAGGCATCGCAGATTCCTCAGACTGGATAATTGTTGCATTCTCCCTCTTCAATACGGGATGTGTGGCAGGGAGACACCAAGCACATTCAAGTTTTCTTTCACAAGTTGTAGCAATTCATTTTTCTCGACGTTTCTTAGAATCATAGAAAACGTCACGGTAGTGATCAGCTGTCCAGCGGCAGCACTCCTAAATAGGAGCTTCGGGGGTCGCCCGAGCGGGATCAATCAGCAGCGGAGGTGCATTTATTCACTAGTCATGCACTTCAGATCACACTGAAGGTCGCCTGTTGGTTCGAACGTGTTAGATTCGTGTTCCAGGTCGAGGGAACATGTATGGATTTCGAGGCCGCTGGCCTCAAAGTGAGCATCCAATAGCTCCTTGTAAGACGGAAACGTGCTAGGCTGCACAAAAAATTCCAAATGACACATCTCAACAATCTGATGCATCTTTTTCACATTCTCGTCAAACACCTCTTCACCATACTGGAAGAACTCTCCAATAGCACTTCGCATGGAATCCATAGCTTGTTTCTCAGGGCAAACCGACTTACTAACGACACATGAGGTCAGCATCTTTTCGATCGATTCCCAGGCGAGCGGGCACGCAACACGGTGTCGCCCGTCACGTTCAACACGTGGCACAAAACTCCTCTTGAGGAATGTGATATCAGCAATGTTCACAAATGGCACCGACTCTGCATGTTTGTCAGCCATTGTATACACAACCTTAATCTTTGCCAATTCAGCCGCAATGGCTGTGTGATTGAACCATGGAACTTTGGGACTCACGCCCCCGGCATTGTCATCTCCGTAGGTTATCAAGTGAACGAATTCCTTGAAGGTCATGGGTGAGTGGTCTGGCGACAACTTGGCGTAGCAGTATCGCATATACAGACAGTTCACAATACAGTTGAGTATCACAGTGATAGCATGTCCCGAAGGATTGCTTCCAAAGAACTCAACAAAATCACCCTGGATATCAGCACAGGGAAAAGCAACATCCTCACCAATGCATCGAACAATTCGCAAGAGCTCCTCAGGCCAACCGGCCTTCCGGAGGACTCCTATGATAACGTCATAGCCTGCCAGAATAAATTCTGGGGACATCTTCTTGTCATACCAACCAAAGTCACCAGCATACAAGTTGTTAAGCCCGAACGCCGTGAGAAAATCCTGCAATTCATCCCAGCTTTCACTGTTGCAATTCAGTCCAGGGGCACCCTCAAAGATGAGCGGGTTAAGCTGGAAGATGCGAACAAATGAAAGGAGATACTTGCGACAAACAAACTGCCATGCAGCAGGTCCACCCATGAAACCACGAGTTTTCTTGATTGCAATCTTTGCATATGGAAGCGGGTCATCTTTCAGACTCATCACGAAAACAGGCATGTACCGCTCTCCGCGTGAATAAACATCGCGGATCAGTGCAACCTCCTCCATGATCTCTTCAGCGTATTCCATTGCATCCATGTGATCAGAAGTACGGGCAATTGGGGAGAGAAAATTCCTCTTCGACTTCCTATAAGGGTAACCCATGCTCGTATCTCGGTTGATCTTGTCTAAGAATTTCACACCATCTAGACCATTCAGAGCAGTCACATCATCGAGCACCACAAGCTCACTCAGGGACTTCTCGTCAAGGCGAGATGTGATATCTTCAACAAAGCAATCAACACAATCCTTCAACATCGTGGCATCAACAGCATATGATTGGGTCACTGTGGGCTCAACATTGTTATGCCACACCTCTGGACCTGCCATCACTGGGGGCCCACATCGCTGAACAAACCCCAATTCCTGCGCAGCCTTACTAATAAAAGTATCAGCCACACGGGACTTGCGATCACATCGGAAAGCACTACGCCCTGTGCTACCATAGACGCGAGCCTGTCCTTTGTCTTCCCACAACAGAACAGACTTGTGGTTCAATGGTCCCAATTTCTCGGCAGCAAAACTCGGCTTTCCACACTGAATTTGCTGACCAAAGAAATCTTCGGCGATCTGGATGTCACTTCGCAAAATATCAGGTGCACCGACTGTGTGACCAGTCAATGTACGATGCAAGCCAAGAATCATGGGTCCGGCCGGAGTGAATCCAACCATAGGAGAACCGCAATCTCCAAGCTCAGTATTGCGACTGTGAGTGGAGTCCCTGTCATAAGTAAGTTCACCAAACCATCCAGGGAGACGCACATCTGCAGCATCAGGAACCTCAAATCGAATACAGTCCAAAGCATTGGTCGTAGCAACAGAGTGGAACTTGCAATGAATGTAAGCACCATTGCACACCAGCTGTTCGAAGCGCTGCTTCAAGAATAGATCACGAAGATCTGCTCTCGGAGGCGTCACTCGACACTGAAAAAATGCAAGATCCTTGGACGGAATCCGAAGGATCGCACTCTGCTGCACCAAATAGTCAAAGTTGGAATTGATGTTGCCAGACTCGGGCATATCAGAGACAAACATACGCACTGACTCCACGTCCTCAGGAATACAGTGACTCCCAGTCACATAAATGTGACCATGAAGACAGAGAGCCGTAGCAGGTTTGTAGGCCATCTGACCATCCCGCTCGTATTCACTTCGAATAGAAACAACGTTCTTACACAGTCGTGATAGAACATGTTCCCGGGAAAGGCCTTTCCAACCTTTAGTCTTCGAAGGGACATAGAACTCTGATAGGATCATTTCATCCTTGATCCAAGGGTTCGGCTTCTCATCGCGCGCAAATTCTGAGGCGCCTCCTTGGAGGAAAGTGTCCCCACAATCCTCACAGGCAGCTCCTTTGCATTTCTCACGTTCCCATGAAGCAGGTGGAGTGCCTCGCACACCACGAAATCTGCTCCAGCGCACAGAGCAATCTGGCTCACAATCACATCGAGTCTCCTTCAAACCAGCTGAGAAAAAGCCAACTGATTTCCAGACTCCCCAAGCAAGAGCGAGGAGAGCGGCAAATGTGGCAATTCTCCAACTGGAGCAGAAAGTCTGAATCTTCGCTCCAATATTCTCAAACATCGTCGTCACCTTCTTGAGCTGGTAAATAACCACCAAATCAGAGAATCGAGCCATCGCAGAATCTGCAATGTTGTATCCCATCTTGATGGCCATGTTGTATGCCTCTCTAGGCTTTGTGATCAGCTTCTTGGTACTCATAGCGACAATCTTCGCCATACAGACCAATTCAGAAGCACGGTCGTCTATCCAGTCCAGAGTCTTCACCGCCATCGATCGGTAGTCAGTCATATCAATGTCGTTTGGTGCGATCGGATCTTGAAGAATATCCTGATAGCCCGCCACAACCCGAGTGGGGTGTGCAACAAGGTCATCGTACTCTTCATCCAGCCGGAGAGGAATTCTCATCTCTCCAGGCTCTGCAGGCAGGCCCAACACAGCTCGATAATGAGCAACATCATCGGGAGTCAATACCGGAGCAATTGTGGTTTCATGTGTCTGCACAACAGGTGCCAAACAAATGCATCCTTTCTTGGTGTGGTAGCAACCATCGCAGATCTCAACAGCTCGCATCGACTCAGTGGCGCGCTGACCCTTTGTCTGATGCTCATTGTGTTCAAGAGACAGTGCTGCATAATACGCAAGAAAATCCTCGATGTTGTCATACCGCGCAACCAACTCCAACTTGGGAGACGACATGCGAGCTTTAAACGAATCATCGGGGTTCTGGGACCCAGGCTGTGCAACAAGCTTAGCCAATTTGATATCCCAGATGTTCATGTACTCCCCTTCAGGTGTAGGAGGAATCAGAGCTGGATCAACTGTCGAGATGGAACACAGAGTGTCTCCCACATATGCCTTTTTCCGAAAGTCCTTCTTCACAGTCAACTCAATGACATAGGGAAAGCGTCGGCGCAAAGCGAGTGGGCAGGAGAAGTATGCATGTGCATTCAAATCCTCAACATTCGTGGTTCCAATCAGCAACTCAGGCCGTACAGCAACAATGCCCTTATCCTCAAGATCGGCCATAGGAGCGGTGAACGAAACACCATTCCCAAGCATGATCATATCAGCAAGGGTTGGATCAAGTGTGCCCAGTTCAGGAGAAAACTGAGCAACATCATCCAATCGAATACACCACTTCGACGTGCGATAGCCGGAGTAGAACTTGTCGCAAGAATTTCTAGTCCACATATTTTCAGCGGAAATGTCCTTATGATGGACTTTCCCATAGTGCTGAAACAAAATCTGAGTGAACTGAGTCTTGGCAATATCCGAATCTCCAACAACCAACACTGTGAAAGGAGGTTTCCTATCACGCTGTGCGTAGTCTTTTGACTGAAACTGCATCTTCATCATTCGCAGCTCATGAGCGGTTTTTCGCAAGACAGAACATTCTACAACATTCTTCTTGTCCATAACCTTCTCAATCTGAGCTGCCCGTTCAATACAAGAGTCAAGACGAGAATGGAAATTGTGCTCATCGAAACCAAAAGCTTCGGGATTATTCATCTTGATCTGATCCTCAAGGAGCTGATCTGCATCCTTGATAAACTTCCCATATGCAACCGAAGTATGCAAAAAGGGCATGAAAGATCCCATTGAGATTGCTTGTTGACCTCGTTCAAGAAACCACACAACATCCTCAAATATTGTGTAGAAGAACGACTCGCGGGAGCCATACTCTTGCTTAGTCTTCCTGACCTCAAAATCTTTGAAGCCAAACGAAGCAAAATCGAGACCAAAGATTGAGAATAATCCAAAAGTCAAGAAGTACTTCAACAGACTGTGCAACTTTGTGATGAGAGGGGATCCACGAATGGATTTGTAGTTGTCCAAGAGAGAACGAGCTCCCTTGACACACCAGCCAAAATCCCACTTCGTGGAATCAACTTCCTCAGATTGGATCCGGGTCTGCACGGAATAGGAACCATCACGATGGGCAACAAGAATCTCTCCTTCATCGTCACCGAAAAAATCGTGAACAAGCTCCTCCCAAAAATCATCATACTTCTCCAGAGCAATCTCATACTCTGTGACTGCCTTCAGAAACTCCAGTCTTTGAAAGACTGAAAAGTGATACTTAAATTCAAACTTTTCCTCAGGCGTGGCCTTGTCATGATACCACACAACGGCGGGATCAAACATGTCACCTTTATCATCAACTAACAGTTCACAAGTTTGCACTTGTGGAGATTCGTCAGTTTTCTTCTTTCTCAGTGATCCAACGACGGATGCACTGATCTCTTTCAATTTGTCAACGATCCATTTGCCATTATCAATGGCAGATGAGATAACGTTCTTTCCGGTAAGCATCTTGAAGCTCCGGAGAAGGGCAGACACAACTTGTGTACTGCTTGCAGCATGGGATAGATCCTGAACTGTGAGAATGGTGGTTTCAAACACATTCAAAACAAGATCCAAGAACTTCCGAACATCGGCATCTGTAACGAAATGCTTCGCAAGGCGAAGTGTAACTGACTTAACAACGTCAGTATACAAGCCTTCAAGACTTGTCTGCGTAGCAGCAGAACAAGCTTGGCGAGTGGCATTCGTAGCCGCCTGAAAATAGGCGGGAAGGAAGGAAGAAGAAATAAACGAGAACATTGTGATGAGTAAATGTTAGGTTGTAATTCTGGTTTTTGGGTTGTTGTATTATTTCTCCCGTACAAGGGATATCCGCTATAACGTCAGCGGAAACGTCTCTTGGCACTCTTACCTAGAGATATAACAATACGTTCATTCGTGAAACGAGCAATTTCAAAGTGACAAATTGCACAAAAAGTGGAGAAACTAAAGTATCTCTGCATACATACCATGATAAAATCAAATGGTTCCCAATAGGGTAGCAGAAAATACTCTCCAAAAAATGTGTGTCCATTCTAGAAAGCTAGAGAATCATAAAGAAGCAAGTGTGAACAGGCATAAGCCTTGCAGTGACTCGCAAAAATACGTCTCGTATCACAAACTAATAATAGTGTGAGGGTCTGGTCAAAATATAATATAAAGAATCCGTAAATACGGGGTAATCCACATGTAGCAACAGTGCTGTCTAATTAAAGGCAGATAATGCAACAACGGAAATACGGAAACAAGAAAACAAAAGAAAAGAAATTTTTAAAGTTTTTGGACCAATATATAAATGTTTGTACTGTTTTTAGAGAGGACAGAATCCTCTATACGAACAAATAACGGGGGGGTAGCTTTATCGCAGCAAACGTATGCAAAATAACCGGATAACCGGCATTCCAAACAAAATCATAAACAAATGTAAGTGTAAATGGTAAAAGACTGTAAAGCGAAATACGAACTTCCAAATCGTACTAACGCAAAATCAGCTTAATCATCTAAACGAACAAACGAAATGACATCATTTCAAATACATACATACTACACATCCGAGGATGTGTAATATAT